TGATTCTCCTGAAGATTTTGAAGCCCCACACTTTGACGCTGGTGATCCGAGTACGTGGCAAAAGCCTGATGACAGGACGTGGGGCGATCACCTGCTCGTTCCAGGTCGTCCGCTTAGTCCTAGGCATAGAAGGCTTGCTGAGTATATATCTAGCGGTATGCGGACGAGTGAGATTGCGGTAAAGCTTGGGTTAACTGAGGCGAGGGTTAGTGTACTAAAGTCTAATACTCTAATATCTCTTGAAGTTAAGAAAATCCAAGAGCGGTTATATGAGGAGAGCCATCAGACTAGACTTAAGAATATGGGTCATGACGCGCTTGACCTAATTCATGCGGCAGTACTTGATGAGACTAACCAGTTTAAGCCATCGGAGCGTCTTGATACCAGTAAGTGGATCTTGGAGAAGGTTACTGGTAAAGCGGTGCAGGTTCATGACATCGGTGAGAATCTCCTCAGCACCATGATGGATAAGCTAGACGCGCTTAAGAATTCAGGGCGTGATGTCGCGGCGTTACCTCAGCAACCAGCACTTAACCAATCGCAATCAGACATTATTGATATTGAGCCGGTTGTGGCCAAGCCAAAGACCGAAGACGACCAGCTTGCCGACTGGGTTGATGCATTTAGTCCACAAAAATCCTAGCCATACTGTAAAAATTACCATAGTCTAACAAAATGATTGCAAAACATCTTGGTGTTACACCGTGGAGATAACAGAGGTTAGTGAGTTAGACTCTGACCCGTTAATTAGGTACGCGCAGATCCGTGATAGCCCGTGGCTGTTTCTGAAGCATTGTGTCTATACTCATGATGAGATTGACGCTGATAATCCGATCAAAAGATTTCCCCACCATTTAAGATACTTACAATTTCTTACATTGATGTGGCTTAAGAATAAAAAGCTTGCGATCCCTAAGTCTCGTCGGATGACGGCGAGTTGGACATTTATATCCTTGTCTTTATGGGACTGCTTATTCCATAAGGGTAGATCTTGGGCGCTTTGTTCTAAGAAAGAAGAGGACTCGAAAGAATTAATTCAGCGTGCGAAATTTATTTATGACCATATACCTGAAGAAATTCTTTCTAAAAACTTACTGCCAAAATTAAAGCGTGGAGAGATGCAGAGTTCTCCACCAGTGATGGACTTTGAAGAAATCTATTCTAAGCTTCAGGGATTTCCTGCCGGTGCGAATCAACTCCGGCAGCGTGGTTTTTCTGGCATATTGCAGGATGAGTGTTGCTTTTGGGAAAACGCAGAGGATGCGTATGCTTCGGCGAAACCGACCATCGACGGTGGTGGGCGCATGGTTATGATCTCCTCTCGCTCTATTGAAGACGGTGGTTTTTTTAAAAAAATAGTTTTTGATAGACTTGATGCTCCAGACATTAGATTTGCCGAAGTGCCACCAGTTCCGGTTAAGAGTCCGATGACTGGTGTTGAGGTCTGGCAAAATCCTAAGAATAAATTCTGCATAATTGACCTACATTATACGGCTAATGAATTAAAGCGTGGAGATGAGTTTAAACAGGCATTAAAAGATGAATTGCCGATAAGAAAATTTCTTATGGAGTATGAGCGATCATGGAGCACGTTTGAGGGGAAAAAAGTTTACGAAGATTTCAATGAAAGAATTCATCTCACTAGAGATAAGCCTAAGATGCATGTTGGACTTCCACTGCTTGCGGGATGGGACTCAAGCGGACTAACTCCTGCTTTTGTCTGTGGGCAATTACAAGAGGGCAGGCTTGTTATATTTCGCGAACATATGGGAATGGGTAAGGGCGCTCATCGTTTTGTGCCGGAGGTGGCAGAGCTGCTTAAATTTCATTATCAAAATATTACCTCAATTGAAGAGCAAGTGATTTCGTGGTTCGATCCGGCGGCATTCAAGAAAAATGAAATTACTGAAGAGACTTATTTGCAGGCGATGATAAAGGGTGGATTTAAACAGATACGACCTGGGGCTATGACATGGAATAGAAGAGTCGAGTCTGTAGCAGATCTTTTAGTCGGTCTTGTGCATGGTGAGACAAAGATAGTTATATATGAAGAGGACTGCCCAGTTTTGGTGGCTGGTCTTAAGGGTGGATTTAGATATCCAGACTCAGTGAGTGATATCGAGCCGGATAAATTAAGGCCGATAAAGGATATTCACTCTCATCCAAATGATGCTTTACAATATTTATGTTCGGGCTTGAAAGATTACAGAAACTCTAACTACAATATTCCCGATATTAAAATACCTTCTTATGGATTTCAAAAAAAACAGCAAGATATAACACCAAAGACGAGGAAAATTTATGGAAATGACAGATAAAGAGAAAATTGATTGGGTAATGGCCTGCCGTGATGAGGCTGATGAAGCTAAACGCGAGCGAATGACCAGAAATAAAGATAATTTCGACATGTTTAATCTAAAGCATGACTTTTCTCACAAGGAGAACGGTCAATCTATGGAGATTTTATCCAAGCAGTCGATGGCTGTTGAGACTATTAAGTCATTCTTTCAGCAAGCACTTGTTGATGTTGGTGATTGGTGGAAGGCAGAGCCAAATTATCCCGATAATGAGCAAATGATGCTCATTCGTCCTCATGAGATTACCAAAGTGACAAATTACATGCTTGAGAAAGCTAGATACTTTAGTCATGTCGGTAATTGCGTGCAATCGGCACTATTGGGCGCTCTTGCGATATCGAAAGTGTCTGGATGTATGGAGCAAAAGCCTAAGTATATAGCTAAAAGTAAAGGGCGCGGTAAGTCTTATAAAAAATGGCTTGAAAAAGTAGAGGATGAGTCATGGGAGATGAAGCTTGATGTCGTGAGAGCTGAGAACTTCTATCCAGATCCTACTGGCAGCAATTTATATGTCATTGAGGATATGTGGGTTGATTATTACGAGGTATTAGAGCGGAGCACTGGCGACGACGCCATCTATGATGCTGCTGCCGTGAGAGAAATCTCTAATAGTGGAACAAGCGACATTGAAGATGTGCAGAGCAAGGCGCGTGAGACTGGGCAGAATACATCGTCTAGTGGACACCGACCAAAGGTTAAGATTACTGAGTTTTGGGGCTGCGTTTTAAATAAAAGTGGCGAAGAGGTACTAGAAAATCATGTTATTACCATCGCAAATGATACGCATTTACTAAGATGCGAGCCTAATCCGCTTTGGCATCAAAAGCACCCATATACATTTTCTCCGCTTACTGAGGTGGCGAATTCTGTCTGGCATAAGGCTCTTATGGATGCTCCGACCATGCATAATCGCGCATTAATAGAGATTTATAATCTAGTTGTTGATGCCGGCATGAAGCAAGTGCATGCGGTTAGTCAGCTTAGAAAAGATTGGCTAGATAATCCAGCTCAAGTGAGTGATGGCATCCCTGCTGGCATGGCTTTAGCTGTAAATACTATGTGTCCACCGGGCGGCAAGGTTATGGAGCCGTTAACTCAAGTGACGATACCACCGGATGCATTTAATGTTATGAATTTAATGTCTCAGGAGTTTAATGCGAGTGCATTAACCAATGATTTGCGCCAGGGCGTTATGCCTTTCCGTGCTGTTAAGGCGACTGAAGTTGTTGAGGCATCTCAGACGATTACTTCTGTATTTCAAGGCATTGCAAAAAACTACGAGGCTCGCCAGTCGGTGAAAGAGCTTGAACTTGGATGGCAAACGACTGCTCAAAACTGGGATAAGATTGATAAGGAAGTATTTAAGTCTTTATTCGGCCCGGAGCGCGGAGAAGTTTTATCGCAGCTTGATCCAGAGGACATTTTCGCAGCCACTGTTGGCGGGATTAAATTTAGAGTGTTCGGTATTTCTTTAACCTTATCGAAAAGTCAGGATTATCGAAAATTAACGACATTGCTTCAGACTGTATTCGCGACACCTCCTCTCACTGAAGAATTTTTAAAAAAATATGATCCAGGAAAACTACTTGGCGAGATAATGACTGCTCTTGATATTGATAAGAGTAAGCTTGAGATTCCGCTCCCGGTGCAGCAGACAATGATGGAGCAGCCTGAGCAAGAAACTCCGCAAGAGGGTGTTCCTGATATTAATAGTCAGTTGCCTCAAGCATCAAGTGGGTCAATGGCAGATATGTTTAGCGGTGGATCTCCTGGCATACCGTCCTCATCGTTCCCCGGATCTCCTGCTACAAAAGGAATGTAAATGAGTGTGCATGACTTAACAGAAAAAATATCTGAGGCGCGGAGATTTTATATGGCCGCACCAGTTATTGTTCCAATGCTTGAGAAGCGTCATAAGCTCGCGCTGCAAAGGCTAATGGGTAAATATAGGGACGGCGAGACTGACTATATAAATGTGATCGCCGAACTTTATACCTTATCGACACTTTTAAATGAAATAAGAATACAAGAACAATTATACAACGAATTGGAGAAACAAAATGGCAGGAAATAGCGGAATGATGGCAGAAGTAGCAGAAGTAAATGAGCTGGCTAAGAATCAAGCTCAGACTGGTGAAGAAATGGAATTGCCAGTTGGCGGAGTAGTGGACGAGCCAGCGGTAGAGGCAGCGGCTGAGCCTGATGCAGAGGCAGCTCCTGTCGCATCAGCTCCGGTTGAGATCAGAATTGGCGATCAGCTATTCTCCTCTCATGCGGACGCGATGAAGTATGCTGAGACCTTGGCGAATGATAAATTGATAAATGAATCTTATCAAATGGGTGTTCGCGACTCGATGAAGACGCAGGCTCAAGATGTTGCACCAGTTGTAGAGGAAAACTTTGAGGAGAAATTTTATTCTGATCCAAAGGGTACGCTAAAGAGTATTGAGGACACGGCTGTTCAAAAAGCATTGAACACAATAAGAGCAGAACAAAATAGAGAAAATCTTTGGAAATTATTTTTTGATGAAAATCCAGATTTGTCAGGACATCGCTCAATTTGCGAGCATGTTCTCTCACAAAATATGGAGGTTCTAGGCCCGATGCAGGATTTAGATAAGGCTAGAAAAATACTCGCAACCAAAACCAGGTCTGTGTTTCAGGCATATAATGAGGCCGCAAAACCAAGGACAGAGCTTCAGCGCAAGAGTTCTCAGGCCGTTAGTACAGGGGGAAGTAATAATCCCGGTGTTACACAAATCAAAAAGGTCGAGCGGGTCTTGACAATGGCCGAGCAAATGCGGAGTCTAAAGGGGCAGTAGACATATTTTTTAAGTAAACTCTTAAAAATAATAAACCAAGGATGGTAAGAGATGGCACAGCAAAGTTGGGTAAGTGACGGAGTAACTGGGGTTTATAAAAACCACGATTTGAGTTCTAGAATTCGCATGGCTTCAATTAAAGAGGCAAAGTTCATGCAGTTCGTAAAGCCTGAAGAGGGCTACGGCAAGAAAAAGGGCGAAAGCGTTACTATTACTCGCGTATCGAACGTAACTGTTCCGACAAGCGATGTATTAAGCGAAACTTCACGCATCTCTGAGGACACTTTGTCTCTAAGCACTCAGGCAATCACTGTTTCTGAGCGCGGTCGCGCAATTCCTTATACAAAATTGTCTCTTGATCTTTCTCATTTCGATCTTGCTGGTGCAATCCAGAAGAAATTAAAAGATCAATTGAAATTGCGTCTTGATGTCGCGGCTGCTGACGCCTTTAAAGATGGTCAAATCTTGGCGGTTCCAACTGGAATTTCTGAGACCACTTTCGAGACTGATGGCGCTGCCACCAACACTGCTGCTTCAAATCTTAACATGTTCCACGTGGAATCAATCCGCGATTACATGTTCTCGACTTTGAACATCGCTCCTTATATGGATGACGATTATGTATGTGTGATGATTACTCAAGCTAAGCGCGGTCTAATGCGCGATCCAGCTTGGGTTGATTGGAAAAAATATACTGATCCTAAAGCTAAGTTTAACGGCGAAGTTGGCCGTATTGAGAGCATCCGTTTTGTAGAAACTAACTACACTACATCTTTGGCGGACGGTCTTGGAACTGGCGACGTAATGGGTGAGGCTGTGTTCTTCGGTGAAGATCCAGTGACAATGGCAGTTGCAGAAGATCCACATCTTATTGCTGAAGAAAATGTCGGCAATGATTTCGGTCGATCTAAGTCTGTGGCCTGGTACGGCATTTATGGCTTCGGTCAAATTTGGACTGATTCTGCGAACGCTGGCGAAGCTCGTGTCGTTTACTTAACAAGTGCAACTTAATTTAGAGATATAGGAGAATATATGAGCTACACAAATTCTGGAAACTTCTTACAATATTTTACACCGAACTTGGCTATTGCTGGTAACGCGACAAAGCCGCTCGCTGCGATTAACATCGCGGCAGCGAACGCAACGCATGGTGAGTTTATCTGTGTTGTTCCTTGTACACTTAAGCAAGCTCAAGCAACTGTTGTTCTCGCAACGGTTTCTACTTCGACTTTGCCGGTTGTTACATTGACAAGATATACTCTCCCGGGCGCTGGCGGAACAGGAACAACAATTGATACTCTGGTAATACCGGATGCATCATCTGTTGGACAGACTCTCTATGTGAAAGATTTGGCTACGGCATTTTTGCCCGGCCAAGTTCTTCAGGTAAAGCACACGGTTGGTACTGGCGGATCTGTCGCCGGTGAAGTCGTTGTGTCTGCTGTGTGTGAGGCTGATCCTGAGTCTTTTGCTAATAGCTCTTTAATGATCTTATCTGCATAAGGAGAATCTAAATGGCAGCTTTTGTAGTCGGTGATGTAACGTATCTAATGTTAAATCAACGAAAAACAGGTGACAGTCGCGCTCATAACAGAGTGCGACTTACTTTTGGTGCTGGTGCTGAAACTTATGCTACTGGTGGAATCCCTCTTTCTAAAGGAAAGATGGGCTGTCCTGTTGTTGTTGAGTCTCTTATTGTTGTTGATAAGGCGGATTCTGGTTATTCATTTATGTATGACCAGAGTGCAGAGAAACTTATCATGTTTGTTGCTCCGGTGCAGACGCATACTCACGACATTAAGCTAATCGGTGGAATTACGGCTGATGAACCGGTTGCGGTAAATGCGAGCACTACATTGGGCAAAAATGCTGCGACTAATCGAACTATTGCAGGTGCGAATTCTACTACCCTTGGCGGAGTTGTTTCTGCTACGCTTGCGGCTGCTGCTCTCAGCGAGCTTGCAAACGGAACAGATATAGACACACAAGTAATCGAGTGCGAAATACTCGGTTGGTAAGGGATTAGACGATGGAACAAGAAGTTAAAAAGCAAGGGTTTGATTTAACAGTTACGCACAGAGATCCGCATACTGGATTAATCACGCATAGAAATCCATATACACTTAGAATTGTCGCATCAAGTGACGGTTCTAAGCAGCGTTTATGGGAGAGACCGTCTGGTTCTGGAAATATCTGGGATAGACACGGAAATCCGGCTGGTCGCTTTGAGAAGACTATTGTCGAGGGTAAATCAGTTGGTAAATTTGTTGCTGGTGCTAAGCACAAGGAATTTGTTAAGCCACTTACTGCCGATCAACTTCTAGCTAATTCTTTAGTTACTAAAGATTCTAGAATTGCAGAGCTTGAAAAAGAGTTGGCTAATATACGAGCCGATCAAGAGAATAAGGTCGCTAAGACTAATAAAGGGAGCTAATACTCCCGAGGGGGACAGTTGGCTCAGTTTAGAAGTACAGCGGATATTCTTGATTTAGCTCTTGCGAACGGCGGAGAAGTTACTAATGGCAATTCTCCATACGAGACACAAATACTTAATTATCTTAATCGTGTGCATTTCACTCTTATTGCCGGTGGAACAATTCCTGTTGGCAAAGACGCAACAGTTGAAATTGATGAAGTCTGGCCATGGGCAAAATCTAAAACTCCTCTATTATTAGAATTGCAGCCTAAGTACGAGACAGGGACAATAACACTAACTATTGATTCTGAGATTGGAGCTTTTTCTGCTGCTCCCTCTATATCGCTAAAGGGTTATCATATTAAAGTTTCTAACCGAGATGAGTGGTTTAAGATTGCGTCTCATACGGCGGCCTCAACGGCTTTTGAATTAGACAGTGCTTATCCTGATGCTACTGGGAGCGGTTTTGTTTATGAGGCTGTGAAGCTAGATTATGAACTAATACCTTCTTATATTGTTATAGACCAAAGTAATGATAAATTTCAGTTTCAGAAAGTATTAGCTTCGACAGTGACTGCGACATTAACGCATGGGTCATATACTCCGGCTCAGCTTGCGACTCATGTTGCGGCAGTGGCTACGGCGGCAACAACTGTTATTACTATTACGGGATCTTATTCGACTATAACTCGCAAATTTTCATTTGTTTCTGACTTAGCTGGGGCTTCTGCATTTTATATTAATGGAGTTGGCGATCAGTCTGAGTTTTCTGTTCATAAGACTTTGGGTTTTGATGACGAGCTATCATCTAATGCGGCAACACAGACAAGCGCTTATGTTCTTGGTGGCATTTGTCGTTTAGTTGAGCCGTTTAAAATTAACAAAGGGTCTGCAAAGGGCGGAAGCATTTACGGTATAGATACGGAGACCTTTCAGCGCAATTATCCTTTCCCAACTATTTCCGAGGGTATCCCGACTAAGTTTACGGTTATCAAGGAGAGTAGTAATGGCACGTTCACAGTTAGATTTAATGCTTATCCTGAAGAAAAGACTAGAATCGAAGTTGAACACGTCGCGATCCCGCGCGATCTTAAAGATAGTTCTCTTTCTATTCCTCTTATTCCTCGCAAGCATAGTGACGTTCTTGAGGACGCAGCGACTTTCTATTTAATGCTTAATAAGAGTGATGACCGTGCGATGACTTATGCGACGCTTATGCAGGGGAAGTTAAAGGCTATGGTGTCGCAACATCGAGGCGCTCAAGTTAGGTCTGGCGAGTTCTTTGGTCAGATTATACCTCGTCGCGATTTGATGGGTGGCGGTAGACGTAAATTATTTCCGAGAGATCCATACTAATGTATAGCGGTAATGTTGCAGTCATTCATCTTGGCAAAATGGGCTTATTGACAGATATGCCGTCTGGAGAAATTCCGACTGGTGCATTAATCAGAGCGAATAATGTGTCTTATGAAACTGGTCTTGTCACTAAAGCTCCAGGATCTCTCAGGTACAACACTCAGATTTTGCCTGCTGGTATTGTGGCCTTGTTTGATTGGTGGCCGAATACGGTCACACAGCGATTAATAGCGGCATGCTCTAACGGATCTATATATCGTGATATCGGTGACAGGGTTTTCTCTGATGCAACTGCTATCGCGACAGGGCTTGGGACGTTAACGCCAAAATCTTTATTTGTTGAGGGTGGCCAAGAGACCTTAGCTCGCGACAAGAAATTATTCTTTTATTCTGGAACAGCTCAGTTGAAAGTGTTGACTGCTGATGGATCAACTTTCTCAAGTGTTTCTGCTCCGGCATCTGACTGGACTACTCCGAATTATCCAAGTTTTGGATTTATGCATCGGAATAGACTTTGGTCATTTCTTAGGCAGCGTGCGTATGCGTCTGACACTGGCGATCACGAGAATAATACTTCTAATAATTTAACAATGAGTATTTTCCCGGGTGAGGGTGGCGACCTTATTGGCGGACATGTTTTTAAAGGTCGAGCTTTTGTATTTAAAGACGGTGGATTTGTTTATTACTTAGATGATGAAGATCCTGATTCTGATAATTGGGTTTGGAGAAAGCTTGCTAGTAATTTCGGACTAGCCTCTCCACACGGAATTATCGAAGTTGATAATGATATGATTGCTATGAACGAGTCTGGGTCTCCCACTTCATACAATACGGTCAACGCATTGGGTGATATCGAGTCTGGTGACTTGTTAAGGCTGCTTAAAATAGAGGATTACGTGCGTAATTCGACATCATTTGTGGGTTTGGATGTCATGCACGCGCTCTATTACGAGGCCAAAAAGATGGCTTTTTTCACCTATAGAACGTCTTATAGAACCACAAACGATACGATGTTGGTTGTTGATTTTAATAATCCTAATCCTCGTGCGGCCTTTTGGCCTAAAGATCAGGTCGATTGCCTGGCTCATCGTCGAGATAGCGTCCGCATTAAGCGACCTATTTATGGCGCGGCTGATGGTTATGTATACCTAATGGATAAAGAAGACCGACTTGTCGGAACTACGGCATATAATGGAGAGTTCAAGATCGGGCACACTGACTTTAGATATATGGATGATAAGCTCGCCTCTAAAAACAAGCTATTTGATTTTCTAGATATTGAGTTTAGTCCGTGCGGGGCATGGAATTTGGCTGTTGATGTTTATATAGATGGAACATTTTCGGAGACCATTAATTACTTAATGGATGTCAGGGACGACGGTCTGGACACCTTTACGCTTGATACTGATGCTTTGGGGCGTGAGGAGACACAGACAATCCGCAAGCCGCTCCATGGATCGGGGCGGCGAATTTCTTTTCATTGTCAACAGTCCGGGTCTAATCAAAATTTCTCTATCGCATCATTTAGTATTGGGTTTAGAGTTAGTGCAGAGCAAGCAACACGAGTTTAGGAGTTATTTATGGCGGGAAGTTTACAAGCACGAATTAAAACATGGGTATCAACTGAAGATGTAACGTACAGCGATTTAAACGCTGAATTTGATAATTTGCTGACAGCAATGCAGCCACTTTTGATTGATGATTACTCTACTAACGTCACACAAATGCAGGTAATTATTATCCCTGGGGAAGTAGGCACAGAGAGTTTGGCAACGACATTAGCTGGGGAATTAGCAAGACTTAGATTTGTTATTGGTCAAATTACTGGTGAAGATGAGTGGTATGAGAGCCCAGTGTCTTCATTGCTTGGATTATCTAATGCTGTTGGTACTGGTCTTACTGATAATCGAATTGTGTCTGGTCGCGTGCGATCTGGTAGCGCAAATCCAACATTTTTAGTCCCAAATGGAGCGGCTCGCACTATTAAATGTGACGGCACTCCAACTAATTTTATTTATTACATAGCCGGTATTGAGTATACGATATCAACTGATGTTACTCTTACTGGGCTTACGGCGGCACCGTCGTCTAATAATACTTGTCTGGTTAACGATACCGTTGCGGCAGATCAGGACTATACAAAACACGCGGGAGAATACGGCACCGAAATCCCTATTGACACCGCTGGATCTGAAATTAGTGCCTTAATCGGAAAGTTCGCAGCGTTTAAGCTGGATAACGGCAGCGCGACGGAATACTTCACCGCGTACGTTACCTCTGCAACATCTTTAACTAAGGCTAAACGTGGTTACTTCTTTGACTCTTCAGATAATCCAATCCCTAGAATTGTTTATAGTAATAACGACACAATTACCCTTCTAAAATTAACATGGGTGTTCGCGACTACTACCGGCACATTGACCGCAACATATAATAATCCGGTTTGGTCTGATGATGAGCCAAGCTCTCCGGCAATTGGTGACTACTGGTTTGATTATTCTGCAAACGTGTGGAAGGTTTACGGCGTAGGGTCATACTCGACGGCTAATGCTATGCTTATTGGTATTAGCGTCCAGGACACGACAAACACTATCGGAGCTAGATCTTTCGAGTTATTTGCTAACTATGACGCCTTAAACACAGTTGAGGTCGTGGCTGAGTCTAACACTCAGGTTAAATCAAAGCTTCAGGGATCAGTAATTAATGCCTATGGAGAGACGATTAAAAATGATGGTAATTTACACACGTGGGACATGACTATTGATCTTGACTCTGGCGTTACTGAGGCTGCATCTACATATTATTATTTCTATATTACCGAAACTGGAGACAAGATAATCTCTGATGTGCGACCTCACGATAGATCGGCAGACCTGATGGGTTTTTACCATCCACACAGATCTTGGCGATGTGTTGGCTATGCTTTTAATAACGGAAGCCAAAACTTATCGGCTGTTAACTCATTTTATTATAGCAATAATCAGTCCGCCATATTGCCAGCACAAACGGCGGCATCAAAACTTGATGCGCTTGGGTCGGTAATACCACTAGACACTTCTGGTGGCGCGTTCACTAAATATTTGCCACCAGTGTCGCTTACGCGTGACATGACATTCAAATTTCATAAGACAACAAGTGACTTTACGGCAGCAACAGTCTCTACTGTAAATTCAGAAAATATAATAACTGGAACGACATCGGCGACCACTATAACAGTTAATACTATAGGCGAACAGGTCGAGGTGTACTCAGACGGAACATCATATTACGCAAAAAGATATATTCCTTCGCAATGGACAGCATATACACCAACTTTTGGGGCTGGATTCGGAACCGTTTCTGTGCAGGAATTTTATTGGAGAAGAGATGGTGACTCTATACTAATTAGAGGGTCTTGGACTAATGGAACCGTTTCGGCTTCCGTCGGCACCGTGTCACTTCCTAGCGGACTGACTTCTGCGACCACGACACTGCGCAAGTTATGCGGTACTGGCGGCAGACAAACTAATGCAACAGTAATATGGTCTGTTATTATATCGAGTGCAGTTACGACATTGAGTCTTAGTGTTTTTAGCACGGCATCAACAGATCCGACAACTGAGCAGAACGGAAATACTATATCAAGCACTGGAGATATTTGTTTCCTGACAACAAGCCCAATAGGAATAAACGGATGGGGAGCATAATTCATGAGTCTTTGGGCTGATTATATAAATGAATGTGAGATCCTAAATATCATTGAACATGATTGGGGTTTCATTACGTTTCATTTAATGGCACCTAACATATTATTTATTAATGACTGTTACGTGGCACCTAAGAGTAGAAGAAAAGGACTTGGTATCTTTTTATTTAAAGAGGCTTCTGAGTATGGACTTAAGTATGGATGCGAATGGTTAAAGATGACTATTCATAAGCATAGTCTGTGCGCCGAAGAGACAAAGCGGGTAGCGCAGAGTTACGATTTTACTGTTTACGCAGAAGATGATACATTTTATTATGTGAGTAAGGAAATCGGGGGACTACTATGAGTGAAGTTGAACAGGGCGCGGTATCTGGGGCGGCTCAGGGCGCGATGATTGGAAGCATCGTTCCTGGAATTGGTACTTTAGTCGGCGCTGGTGTTGGGGGCGCTCTTGGAGCTGTTGGCGGTAAGGGCGCAAAAAAAAGCAGGGGTGCGGCTCAGGCGGCAGCCATCGCTCAGCAGCGTGAAGCGCAAAGGCAATATAAAGAACAATCTGGGATTTTAAATAAAGCATCAGTCATGGGTATGGCCAGCATGGATAAAGCAATTGGCCAACAGGAGAAGAATTTAGCTCGTCAAGAGCAAATGATTTCTCAAATAGATCCAACTATTATCGAAGCAAGTCAGCAGGCACTTAAACTCTTGCGTGGGGAAACATCTTCAACATTAGCTCCACTTCAGCGCCAAAGAGATATGCAGCGACAAAAATTAATGAATAGTCTTCGCGAGCAACTCGGGCCAGGGGCAGAGACATCAACGGCTGGAATTCAGGCTATGAATAGATTTGATGCTGAATCTAGCAATTTATTTGCAGGTGCTCAGCAACAAGCCCTTGGTAATCTGGGAAATATTTCTTCTCAATTTTCTTCTCAGCGTCCAGATATTGGCCGAGAGATCGGCAATATGGCTAACTTCGGAATGAATAAAGCTGGGTATGGTTTCCAGTTGGCTGAAGGTTTGCGTTTAGCTGGGGCTGGTAAGCAAGCAACGGCAGGTGCTCAGTACACAGGTCAAATGATGCAGGGGCAATATCAGCAAGCCCAGGCCAATCAATTAATGCAGACGGGTGGAATGCTCGCTGGATCTTATTTGAGCGGTGGACTGGGTGGCGGGACTACGAGTCCAACGTCAACGCCGGGCATGACGGCTAATGCTAACCCAATGTCAACTGGGCAGATGAATAATTATAATTTCCCGAGCTATCCAACAAGATGAGAAAAACATCTTTAAACGAATTAATGGGAAAGTCAGGAGATAAGAAATCATTATCTCTTGATGATTTAGAGAACATGCTTGGCGAGAAGATGCCAAAACTTGAGTTCTCTCCTGTTGGTCGTTTAAGATTAACTTCAGCACTTAGAATGCGCTTCGGAGAAAATTATCGCAACTTGCCAGGTATGGATTCGATAATGAAAGAATTCGATAATGAGGCTAAATTTAATGTGAAGCTTCAGGAAATGAAGCAGATAAAAGCTAGGAAATAAAATGGCGAACATCGCAGAAATGCTAGTGGCTCAAGGTCTTCAATCATCGCAGAATGTCCCAGACGCATCGGCTGGTTTTGCTAAAGGTGCAGAGCTTGCTGGGCATATTGAGAAGGTTAGGCAACAAAGAGCTGCTCTTGAGCAGCAAAAAGAAGAGTCACGACTTGCGAAGATGAAAGATATGTCAGATAGCATCGGAAAAATGAAAGATTTATCGCCAAAGGCTCGCACGGGATATAAACAATATTTAATTTCTAAAGCTCAAAGCTATGGAGTTGATGATGTATTTAGTCCGGATAGGATAGAGCTTATTGGTACGGATGAGGATAGTATCGGTAAATTCCAGACATTAGTAGATGATGTAGCCGCTGGTAGAACGACAATGAGTGATGCTACGTCCATAATTAAGGATGATGCTTCATTTCATAGCATACAGCCAGACTCAATGGCTAAAATATCTGAGGCTGGTCTTGTGGCCACTAAAAATAGAGAGGCTATGAAACGAACCATAGCCGCTGGAGAATTGGCAATGGGCAGACAACTCCAGGGGCAGGCAGCAGCGCCAGGTGTTAAACTTAGAACCGACGCCGCTGCCGACTATGCTGACTTCGAGTCTTCTGGTGGAAAAAATAAATTTGAAGCAGGCATCAGCGCACTGGAGGGTGTAGCTAAGGGCTTGGAGAGCGGTAAAGTATCTACTCGTAATTTCTCAAACTTTATACCTTATCTCGGAACGAATACCTCATTTCAGGCGGCAGTTAACCCGACGAAAGAGGCATTTAAAAATGATGCTCAAGCGATCCTGGAGGAGACATTAAAAGTGACGCTTGGTGCGCAATTCACAGAGGGTGAAGGGAAAAGAAGATTAGACAGGATATGGGACGATAAGCAGCCAACCGATGAAAATGCGAGACGTGTGAGAAACTTAATAGACACAATGAAACATGATTATAAAGAAAGAATAAAGTTTTTCAAAAAGGCTGGCGTTTGGCAAGAGGGATCAGGAGAAGACACATCAAAAGATAAGTTGAGATTAACTCCTCCTGGCGAATCTACACGTTCGTCACGAATACCAGTAATAACGGTAGATAAGAAAATTAAATATAATCTTTTAAACGATAACGATAAGATGACATTTATTAACGGTATGGCTAATAGACTAGGGGTATCTCCAGAAAACTTGCGAAAAGAATGGGGACTATAATCAATGGCAGATGCAATTAAATCTTCTAATTCAGCCAGGCCATCGTCTTTGGGTAGTCCAATTCCGGGAAAAGAGCAGCAGGCATCAGTTGACGAGCTAATGGCGTCCTTTGATATGCCTACGACATCACCTGATTCTACGATGAATGCTGCGCCACAAGTAGCATCTCCAGCCGATGAGCTAATGAACAGCTTTTCTATGGAGCAACAGCAGCCATCAGAAGACCAATTCGCACAAGAGCCTGGCTTTATGGAAGCAAATTTAGAGCAATTGCCAAATGTAGTAACCCGTATTCAGGCTGGACTGGCCGCAAATGATACGGAAAAACTTGGTTTTCTTAAGCGTAAGTTTGGCGATGAAAACGCAACGATTAAAAATGATAAGATATATTTTAGGAAATCTGCT